GGCACACGGGCATTTGATCCCAGTGCCACACAGAACTACAAAGGCAACAGCGACAAGATCAATGTGGGCCGTGGACCAACCAAAGGGAACCAGTGCTAATGACAACCACATCTTTCACACCTTCAGGTCCCAGTTTCAGGATCCAGTACACAGACGATTCAACTGATGCACGCCAGCTGGAAGGCGGCGCTGTCAACTGGTTGGTGTTCAATCCTGACAACACACACGCAGTGTGCGTGGACATTGGCTTTACTGAATTTGGCACAGATGCCATCATGCCACAAAATGGTGTACCAGGTCGTGGCACCGTGATTGGTCAGCGTCAAGCAGTCGTATTGCATATTCCACAGTGTGCCTATGCACAACAGGTCTGGGTCAGCGTGGCCGGCGACGGCGGCACAGGCAATGTATTTTTAACCGCAGGAGCCTAACATGGCACAAGAAAAAGGTCAAGTATTACTAGAAAAGAACAAGAACGGTAGTGGCAAGGTGAGTGTGAAGAACATGCAAGCCAAGGCCATCAACCAAGCACAAGGTCCACGCAACGGCAATGCAGGTACACCTAGCAAGCGTGCCACTTTTGTAAAAGAAAAAGCCAGTTCCGGCAATGAGAAATCAGCCTTGGCCAACATGATCACTGACGCCCTGGAAGGACGCGGTGCCGGCATGCAAGGTAAAATTGATCCCACTGTGGAAGGCTTGCATTCAGACACAGGTCCCAAACGCAATCCCACAGCTGGTGGCACGCATTACAAGATGACTGGCCGCCGGTAATAGAATCAACCACACAGGCCGTCGGGTGATGGTCTGTGTTTGTAGTATAGCATAGAACTAGAAAGGTAATGCAATGAAAAAGAACACCAACCCCTCCACGCCCAGCCCCTGGGATGATGTGCCTGCAGATCCAGGCCAGCCAGCTGTGTCCAAACCCCAAACCCGGCAAGAAGTGATCGCCAAAGCCGCACCGCCTGTGACCGCAGAGTTTGACATGGAAGGCTTGATGACAGACTTTCCCACTGCCAAAGAACTAGAGCGTTTTGTGTATGACCAAACAGGCCGTGTGCTGAATCTCAAAGGCCGCGCCAACAAGTTGAAATATCAAGTGGCCATGGATGTACTCAACGGCAAACCAGTGGATGACTCGTTCATGGGCGGCGACAATCCCTACATTGAGCGTGCAGACATGGTGCCTGTGGAAGACATCAAGGCCTTGCCCGCACGAGACACCACCTTGCCAGATCACGGTCACATACAGAACCAGTTTGTTTCAAGACTGGTGCCACATCCAGATCCCGAGTTCCGTGCCAACATGCGCAGGGTGGACTGTGTGTTCCGCAAGTACAAGAACGGCATGATTAGTTACGAAGTCTTGGGTCCCATTGACCAAAGATCAGAAGGTGAAAAGATGGACAAGTTTGGCCGCATGAGACCCGAAATCATACGCTGGGTAGACCCCCGCACAGGCGAGCAAGTAATGGTGCGTGAAGACGGCACCCTGAGCCCCATGGGTCGTAACCTGCGAGCAATGATGCAACGACAAAAGTTCAATGATAGCAACATGTGGGCTGTGTTTGTGGACCGTGAGTTTGCAGACATGGTGGGCGGTGAGCTGGCCAATCCATGGGATCTCAAAGAATGAATCCCAACGACAACAGACCCATAGACTGGCGAGACCAGGTCATTGCCACAGCCCGTGAACAGGCTGATGAACGCCGTTATCAAGAAACCATCATAGCCCAAAAGGTTGGCGCAGCACACCGCGCGGCATTCCATGAAAAGTTTCCTGGACAGGTAGAACACTGCATGCGGCTCATAGCTGAACGCCTGCAGAAAGGCCTGGCCAAGGATGCTGAAGTTGGTCTCAGTGATTGCAGTGCCAAAGACCTTAGCTGGGCCCTGCGTAACCTGTACCAGATACACCAAGACCTCATCCGGGAGTAGCACATGCTGGACAACAGTGTGCTGATGCGTAGAGCCCTGCGTTGGGCCTGCGAAACATCAGGTGTGGCCACGGACAACATCCATCAGTTGCCCAATGAAGCCCTGCAAAAATTGCAGGAACTAACCGAAGCTGTCAGTGAGGACATGCGCTACAATGCACTCAAATACTTCAGACCGTTTGATCATCAACGGCGGTTCTTTGAAACAGGTGCTTCAGACCGTAGGGGTATCTTGGCTGCCAACCGAATTGGTAAAACAGTTTCAACCTGTTATGAAACTGCCATGCACCTAACTGGCATCTATCCTGACTGGTGGACTGGACATAGATTTGACACAGCCATCACAGCCATGGTGGCAGGTGAAGGTTGGAGCCAGGTTGCCATGGTGCTTCAAAATGAACTGTTGGGCACACAGGATGTGAAAATGGTGGACAATCTGGGCACAGGTGCCATACCCAGATCCTGCTTGGTGTTAGAAACCATGCGCGGCGACGGTGCCAACGCCATGGGCGTAGAAGTGCTACATCGCTCAGGCGGCCGTAGCTATCTGGTGTTTGCCAATTACACACAGGAAGTGCGCCAGATGCAGGGTTTCAAACTGAACCTGGCTGTGTTTGATGAGCAACCACCGGACGACTTCTTTAGTGAGATCGTTACTCGTACAGCTACCACACAGGGCAAAATCCTATGCTCGTTCACACCACTCAAAGGTCTCAACGGCTTGGTCAGCAAGTTCTGGAACCGAGAGGAAGGCTACGATTTCATCCGAGTGGCCTGGGACGATGTGCCCGAATACGATCCTTGGGGCGAAGCATTCCTGCTGAAATCAACCCGAGCTCAACTAGAGCGCGATTACTTGCCGCACGAGCGAGAGGCCCGCATCGCTGGACGGCCTGTGATGGGCCAAGGCGCTGTGTTCCAACTACGCACATGGCCCACCTACACCACTGGCGCTTACAACTTCCGTGAAATACCCGGCATCCAGCGTGTGATTGCCTTGGACTTGGGCTTGGTCAATGACAGGACTGTGATCACACTCATGTACTGGCACCCGCATGAACGCGAAGCTTGGTTGCATCGCCAGATCTGTGTGACTGGACTAGAAGAAGCCAATCCTACCAACTACATCAATCACCTGCTACGACCCGAAGTGTTTGGCACGCCCATAGTGTTGCCTGCCGACGCCGGCACAGCGGGTCGCTACACCATGAGCGCCTTGAGCATCAGAGAACTGTTTGAACAGTATGAACTCAATGTGGTCTCAAAACCCATAATGAATCCACCCGACGCACAGGGTCGCACAACCAATCACAAGGCCTACGGCATCAATGTGATGCGGCAATGGCTGGAAGCAGGCACCCTACACATCAACGAAAACTGTGTGGACTTCCTGCGCGAAGCACAGAACTACTATGTGGATCCACAAGGCCGTTTCAGTGATCCCGACGACACCATAGACAGTTGCAGATACGCTGTCATGGCCTGCTTGCAAGGCATAGCAGAACCCTGGGACAACCGCACGCCGCGTGAACGCATGGCGGCACAGCGTGAACGCTATGTGTCAAGACCTGAGCCTGCTGCGGCTTGGAAAAAGACTTTTGACCCAGGATAAGCCGGGTCTGTGCTGGTCACACTAAATAAAAGACGAGGATCCCGCCACAATGCTGAACATCAAACACAAAGTAGTACGCCAACTCAATACCACTAATCCTGTGTTGGACAGATTTGCCAAGCTCAAAGGTCAGCTGGATATCAAATGTGCGGCGTATCTGCGCTATTTGGGCACCAAAAATGCAGTAAACCGTGCCAGCGATTATCACTACTTGTGTTTAGCGGTCAACGAAAGCACAGCACCAGTCAACGGCATAGACTATATCCATCCAGTGGTCAAACCCTGCGTGGACTATGTGACCAGTGTGATAGTAAAAGGTCTGGCTCCCAACGGCGAAATCAACTTTGAATTTGTGGCCGACACCGAATCCGATGATGTGGCTGCCCGCCAGGCCACCAACATGGTGTCCAAAGTAATCAACGAACAAAACGATCCGCACTTTGTGCTACAACGCTGGGTCATGGATGCCAACATGCACAAGAATGGTATGTTGATGATCCTGCCCAAACGCGAACAGATCACACGCTATGTAGAAACTGCCGGCACAGCAGACCAATTGCAGGCCTTTGAACGGCAAGCCGAAGAAGGCGGACTCACAGTGCTACGCCAAAGCCGCAGAAAGACCCGTGTGGAAATGGAAGCTGTGATGGCCGAAATTCAAGCCAGCATGCCTGATCTGGAACAACAGCAAGTGCAGGGCCAAGTGGACCGTGCCATCGGTGACTTGGAATCAGCCAGTGTCACAGGTGAATACATGGATACCAGTGCGCAGGATCCCTTAGAAGTGGCCGACCAGCAAACGGATTTGTTGGCAGATGCCATTGCACGCAACACCATCTACACAGCCAAGTACAAGCTGACAGGCTGGAGCCTGCAGATCAAGTTCCGCAACATTGCACAGCACTACTGGATCTGTGATCCCACAATTCAGGAAATGAAAGATCAACAGTTCTGCGGCTACTATGATCCCATGAGCATACAAGAAGCTGTGCATCTGTATCCAGATATCCAAGATCACCTGGAAGAATTCATGGAGTTTGCTGAGTACAACCAAAACGGTGCGTATCAAGCAGGCTCAGTACTCAACAACTTGGCCATCCATGCCAGAGATTCAGTTCCGGTCATGGGCATACCAGTAGAGTCTGGTGTGGGTCAAGATCCTTTAGCACGCCAGATCACTGTGCTGACCGTTTGGAATGCCTACGACATCGACGGCGATGGCGAATTGGAACTGGTAGAAATAGTGTTTTCAGGACAGTACATTATCAGTGCCAAAGAGGTAGAGTTTATTCCTGTGGCCAACATGTGTCCCAAGCCACTTCCCGGCAACTTCTACGGCATGAGCATTGCAGAAAGCGTGGTGCCCATGCAGGAATACGCAACTTCAGCCAGCAGAGCAGAGATACAGCTGGGCCTGCTCACAGCAACACCAAGATTGGGTGTCAAACCCGACAAGGTCGACTTTGAAATGCTACAGGATGGCGAAGCAGCCATCTTTATCTTGGACACCAAGTTTGATCCGGCCACTGATGTGTACCCAATACCGGGACCGAGTGGCAACCTGGGCTTCTTGGACACAGCCATGAACCGTATCCAGCAGGACACCATGGCCATCATTGGCATGACACAACCTAGTGATGTGTTCAATCCTGAAGTCATGGCCGCTGGCAATTCAGGTGCCAAGCTTCAAATGGCCTTGACACCCAACCAGATCATACAAGACAACGCTGTACGCAATGCCGCAGATGGCCTCAAAGAAGCTATTTGGTTGGTATGGCGCACCTTGATCCAGTACGGCGATGACTACGGCGTGAAAAAACTGGCACAAGAATTCCATCCTGACAAGCAACCTGTGTTCCTGGACTATGCAGCCTGGGATGACATGAACTTTTGCGACCGCAAACTCATGCACTTGGAGCTGGCCCTGGGCATGATGAGCGAAGAAAACCGTATACAGCGCCAGCAGATGATGGCCACTGTGCAACAACAACTGTATCAAAGCATCACAGCCATGGTGGCCGCTGGCACACTCACACCCGAAGGCTACAAGAAAGTACGCAAGCCCTACGAAGACACACTTTATGTGTTGGGTGTCAAAGACGCAGATACATACTTGCCCACTGAACAAGAAGTTGTTGCCATGATCACCCAATCACAAGAAGCTGCCAAGAACCGTGAACCAGATCCTACTGCTAAAAAGGATCTCTCTGTGGCCGAACTCAATGCAGCCAAGACACAGCAGATCATGGCCGAAGTGGCCGGTGAAGATCCCAAGAGCCAACTCAGCTACATGAGCATGGCACAGGGCAAAGGCAAGGACTTTTACAACTGATGCTGACCCAAGACACCATTGATGCGTTCAACACACGCTTGACTGTGAACTTGAACAATATCAAAAGCATGACAGCCTCCGAATTGGACCGTGTAAAAAGCCACGGCAGCACAGCAGAAGCCCTGCTGAAGAATCGAGACCTGGCCTTGTTTGTGCATCAATGGAAATTTGAAGTGCTAGACCAATTAACCTCCGTCACGGGACACACCAGTGACGACAATGCCCGCCGGATTGCCCTGAGCAATCAGTTGGCCGGCATAGAAAGTTTTGTAGCAAGTCTCCAACGAGCCTTGTATATGAAGAACCGCGTGGTAACTCTGCAAACAGAGCCCACGGAGAAATTTAACAAGGAAACAATATGAACAACGACATGCCTAATGCCACCAGCACGGCCAATGCGGAAAATGCAACTGTGACAGACACAAGTATATTGGCCAAAATGACCGCAATGAGAGAACAAACTCTGCGTAATCAAATGAACAATGCTGTGGCAGTTGAGACAGGTGAATCAGAGCAGGCAAATGCTGAATCCCCTGTGGCACCAGACCAGCCAGAAATTGCAGAAGCCCAAACAGAACTAGACTACGCCACTGACGATGCTGAAGCCCCTGAATCACAAGAACAGGTAAGCACAGACACCACAGACAGCACTCCGGACGAACTCATTGACTTCATTGAGTTTGCCGACACCAACCCCAAAGCCAAATTCAAATTCATGCGAAATGGCAAAGAGGTGGTGATTGATGCCAAAAAGGCCGCGGCTATACTGGGACAAGGTGGAGCAATACACGAAGAAGCCAGACAACTCAAGATTGAACGCAGTGAATTTGATGAATACATCAAAGAT